ACGTTGATCCACCGGCTCCGCGTCACTTTTCGGAGCTGATCTTCACCGTGGGCGAGATTCGCGAGCGCGAATCGGGCCTGCAGTACCTGCTCCAAAGCGGCCACTTGATGGCCATCGTGGACGATGACCAGCTGGACGGCTGGCAGCGCGTGATCGTTGTAGACAAGGAGGATGAGCCGTGAGCGATACCATGCAAGACGTCCAGGTCGGCGACACGTTCTGGCTTCGAGCCATGCCTGCGCAGGCTTGGGAGGTCACGGTGCTCACGAGCTCGGGGCTCGCAAGGCTAGAGAGCGGCGCCATGTGGGCCTTCGAGGCAGTCGAGCACCTGCTAGACGAGCGTGGGTCGTGGCTGCGCGCTGAACACGTGCGCGAGGTCATGTGAAGCGTGAGCTGGCTCTATTCGCGGGCGCTGGTGGAGGCATACTCGGCGGCGTCTTGCTCGGATGGCGAACCGTTTGCGCTGTCGAGCTCGACGCCTACGCCGCAGGCGTACTCGTGGCCCGTCAAAACGACGGCACACTTCCGCCTTTCCCAGTTTGGGATGACGTGCGAACCTTTGACGGGCGACCGTGGCGAGGAGCTGTTGACGTGGTTTCTGGAGGATTCCCGTGCCAGGACATTAGCTGCGCCGGAAGCGGTCTCGGCATCGATGGAGAGCGCAGCGGACTGTGGCGAGAGATGGCGCGAATTGTCGGCGAGGTTCGACCTCGACACGTTCTCGTGGAAAACAGCCCATTGCTTGTTCGTCGAGGACTTGCCGTCGTCCTCGGTGACCTTGCCTCTCTCGGGTACGATGCGAGATGGATGGTGCTGGGAGCGAAGGACGTTGGGGCTCCGCACCGGCGCAACCGGATCTGGGTGGTTGCTACCGACGCCCACGGCGGGCGATGCGAGTGGATCGGGCAGTCGCAACAAGCCAGGGAGCAAGGCGCACTCAGGCACGAGTTTGACGGATGCGGCGATCGGGGATCGGGGGACGGGGCGGGCGAAGGGTGGTGGGCTACTGAACCCGACGTGGGTAGAATGGCTCATGGGGTGGCCGCTCAGGTGGACAGACTTAGAGCCCTTGGAAATGGGCAAGTTCCAATCGTGGCTGCTACTGCATGGAAAATGATGAGAGACAATCTATGAAGCGCCTCGTCGCATCGTGGTGGGAAGTCTACAGCGGCAAAGAGGCGAACTACTGGCCATGCATGCGTGACGCACGCGTGGTGATGCCATCGAGACCATCGCCGCTTTTTATGGCCAGCCGCAAGTCGCAAGCGCTCGACTGGGCTGCTCAGTACCGCCGCGAATGGCCAGCGCTCGGGAAGTCTTTGCGCGTAATGCGCGTGCGGCGATACCGCAAGAGTAAGCCGTGAGGCCGAAGCCGCGTCCCATCGTGCTCGGCGAGCTGGTCTGGTACTGGCAGCAGAGCGCCGCCGACATGGGCTTCTCGAGCTCGTGGGGGCCGATGGTCGCCGCCGCATCCGGCTCATTCGGCGGGGGTGGCGGCAAGCCCGACGCTCGAATTACCGACGCGCGCATGAGCGCAACGGCGCGGCATCGAACGATACGCAAGCGCCTAGACCAGCTACAGCGCGCGCACCTCGCCACGCTGCGCGCTATCTACGGCGGCACCATCTGCGCACCACAAGTGGTCGCTCACTTCGGGCAGCTCGCACCGATAGCGCCGCGCACCAAGGCAGCGGGCGAGCTCTACGAGGCCGAGCGCGCCAAGGGCAAGACCAAGCTGGGCAGCACCGAGCAGTGGCTCGCACTGGCCTGCTCAGCAAAGCACGAAGCGCTGGACGCCGTCATGGCCGAGGCGCTCGAGATGTTCAGCAACGCATTAGAAGCATGGAAGGCAACGAAAGATGGCTGACGGACTCAACCGTGTAACGCTCCTGGGTAACCTCGGAGCAGACCCAGAACTGCGACACACACAAGGCGGCGCGGCTGTACTCACGCTGCGGCTCGCTATCTCCGAGAGCTACCTAGACCGCGACAAGCAGCGCAAGGAGCGCACCGAGTGGGTCACGGTCGTGGTGTGGGGCCTTCGTGCAGATGGCCTCTCGCGCATCTTGTCGAAAGGCTCGCGCATCTGCGTCGAGGGCTCGCTGCGCACGACCAGCTACGAGAAGAACGGCGAGAAGCGCTACAAGACCGAGGTCAACGCGAACAACGTCGTGCTCTGCGGCGGTGGCCCTGGTAAGCAAGACCAGCAAGGCCAGTCGCGAGGGCAGCGCCGAGACTACGTGGCTGACATGCCCGTCAACGGACCCAGCGACGAGGAGCTGCCATTCTGATGAGCGCTCGCACTTTGGTGTACGAATACTGGGAGGTCGTGGCCTACCTCGACGGGCATCGCCGCGGCGCTGTGACTGCACCGTTTGGCTCGGTGCACTTGCCGCCGCATGCGTTTCCGACGCGCGCCAAAGCCCACGCAAAGGCCCGAGCGCTACGCGAGAGCGGCAAGGCTCACGCGGGCCTCCGGTACAAGGTCAAGAGGGTGCGCCGATGGGCCAAGGCATGACCCTAGAGCAGCTAGCAGCACGCATCGAAGCCGTGGAGCGCTCCATCGGCGAGGCACGGCGCAAGGTCGTAGGCTGGGGCAACATCGCTGAGGCTCTTGGCGACGACTTCTCGCCCGAGGCGGCAAGGCAGCTCGCGAAGCGCAGCCGTGACCCGTTGCCCGTGTTCCGCGACGCTGCGCACCATCAGGTGTTCGCCTTCGACGGCGCGCTGAAGGAGTGGCGGTTGCGGCAGATCCTGCCATACGACGTGAGGCGTTGAGCCATGAGCATCGACCTTCGCCTTGGCGATTGCCTAGAAGTGCTGCGAACCATGCCGGATGCGTCTGTGCATGCCATCGTGACAGATCCGCCATATGGCCTCGCCTTCATGGGCAAGCGGTGGGACTACGACGTGCCCAGCGTGGAGGTGTGGGCCGAGTGCTTGCGGGTGCTGAAGCCGGGCGGGCATCTGTTGGCGTTCGCTGGCGCCCGCACGCAGCACCGGATGGCGTGCCGCATCGAGGATGCAGGGTTCGAGATTCGCGACATGATCGCGTGGGTCTACGGGTCGGGGTTCCCGAAGTCGCTGGACGTGAGCAAGGCGATTGACAAGCGCGGTGGCTCAGTCGCCGGATTCGAGCAGTTCCGAGACGCCGTGCGTGCTGCGATGAAGCGCAACAGAGTCAGCCGATCGCAGCTACAGGCGGCGCTGAGAAATTGCATGCTGGCTCACTATCTCACCGCTGGTTCACAGCCTGCTGTACCCAACCTGCGCGATTACCGGATCATACGCGACACCGTGCAGCTCGGGTCTGAGTTTGACGCGCTGTTCAACGATGAAGCCGAGCGCGAAGTAGTGGCTCAGCAGCGTGGGGCTGCGTTGGCTGTCGCACCTGGTCAAAACAGCCGACGCGACAGCATCTCACTAGAAATCACCGCCCCTGCCACCCCTGAAGCCCAGCAGTGGGCCGGCTGGGGCACTGCTCTCAAGCCCGCACTGGAGCCGATTACCGTTGCCCGCAAGCCGCTGATCGGCACCGTGGCCGCGAACGTACTGGAGCACGGCACCGGGGCGATCAACGTGGACGGGTGCAGAGTGGAAGGCGACCGCTGGCCATCAAACCTGCTGCACGACGGCAGCCACGAACCCGTATCACTACTCAGCGACGCATCCCGCTTCTTCTACACGGCCAAGGCCACCCGCGCCGAGCGCCAATGCGTTACGCACCCCACCGTCAAGCCGCTCGACCTGATGGCATACCTGTGCCGCCTCGTCACACCGCCAGGGGGCATCGTGCTCGACCCGTTCATGGGCAGTGGCACCACGATCAAGGCAGCCATATCCGAAGGATTCAGTGCCATCGGCATCGAGCGCGATCCGGCCTACTTCGCCATGGCAGAGCACCGCATGAAGCAGGCGCAGATCGGCCTCACGTTTGCGGAGGAGCCATGAACGACCATCACCGACAGCAGCTCGAGGCGCACGTGCGCACGATGGTCGATTACCTGCGCATGAAGCTAGAGCAGCGCGACTGGCACGGCGTGGCCGACGCTGCGATGGACATCCGCGAGCTAGAAGCAAGGCTAGACCTGCTGCGCAAGCTGGAGAGGCCGTGAGGACAGCGACGCAGCTCGCGCACTCGTACGTGGGACTGCCGCGCGTGGAGGGTTGCGTCGTGGTCAACGAACGCCAGCCGTGCGCGGTGTGCGCAGGCCCCTGCTACCGAGGCGAGCGAGGCATGCCCGTGGGCGACTTCGGCGGGCCTGCGACCACGGACTTCAACAGTTGGCGTGCGCCTCACAGTGACCTGGTGTGCGAGGCGCACCTGGTCTAGCTTCATGCCCAACGTCAGCGTGATAGGTTAGCCATGCACCGCGCCGGACACTGCGACGCATGCGGCGCGTTCGTTGACGTGGTGGCCGATGGCATCTCAAGCGACGGCGTGCAGCTGGTGTTGCCCATCCTGTCGGCCTCGTGCCCACTGTGCGCGAGTGAGCTTCGGCTGGTGTTGGTGCACGTCAGTGCGCACCCACACGCATGTGGTCATCAGTGCAAGCGCGCGAGGTCGAGCGAATGCCGCTGCGTGTGCGCGGGGCGATACCACAGCATCGATATCCACTCGAAACCAACGGGTCGAAGCAAACCACAAGCAAAACACCATGCAAGCGACGCAACAGATGGACCGTTTGACCGTTCATGGCTCAAGGTATAGGCTCATCAAGTCACGGTGGGGCGTTTCTCTCTCCGCTCGCCGCGACGCTGCCGGCGGGTTTCCCCTCCCCGTTCGGTGGCACTAACTATTCCCACGACGCATGAACACGACCTCCGTGCTTCAAGCGTGGGCCACGCAGCGCGCAGCAACGCGCCCAGTTTGGCAGCTGCCGCTCGCTGACTTCGTGCCGCGCGTCTCACCGATGCTCGAGCCTCCACGGCATCTCGAGGCGCTGTGCCGCGCGTTCGACCGTATCAGGGCTGGCGAAGAGGTGCGCTTGCTCGTGAGCGTGCCGCCGCAGCACGGCAAGACCTTCTGCATCCTGCACGGGCTGGCGCAGCTTATCGCAGCGCGACCCGATAAAACCAACGCGTTTGCGAGCTACGGCTCCGACTACGCGCACAGCCGCTCTAGGCTCTGCCGTGACTACGCACGCACGGCAGGCGTCAAGCTTCGAGGTGACTCTGCGGCGATGGCCGAGTGGCGCACCGAGGCCGGCGGTGGTCTGCTAGCCACTGGCGTCGGTGGCCCGCTGACCGGTCACGGCATCTCGGGCGTGCTGGTCGTCGATGACCCGTACAAGAACCGCGAGGAGGCCGACAGTGCACTCGTGCGCGGCAAGATTCGCGACTGGTGGACGAGCGCGGCGCTGACCCGCGTGCACCCAGGCGCCAGCATCATCGTGTGCCACACGCGATGGCATCCAGACGACCTCATCGGCGAGCTTGAGAAGCAGCGCGAGCAAGGGTGGGAGGTGATGAACCTACCAGCGCTCGACGACGCAGAGCGCCCGCTGTGGCACAAGCGGCCCAAGGCGTTTCTCGACAAGGTCCGACGCGACGTTGGCGAGCATGACTGGTGGGCGCTGTACATGGGCAGCCCGCGGCCCCGTGGCGGCGCGCTGTTCTCGGGCGTGAGCTTCTACGACAAGCTGCCCGAAACCTATCGCGTGAGCATCGGCATCGACCTCGCGTACAGCGAGAGCACCTACAGCGACTATAGCGTCGCGGTGGTGATGGCTCACAGCGCACAGGCCGATGCGTGGTACGTGCTCGACGTGCGGCGCATGCAGACGAAGGCCACCGACTTCGCGGCAACGCTTCGCGAGCTCGTGGCGCTCTACCCTGGCGCCAAGCTCTACGGCTACGTGGGCGGCACAGAGAAGGGTACCGTGGACTTCCTGCGCCGCGAAGGCATCCCCTTCCGGCCCGACCCCGCGCGACTCGACAAGCTATCTCGAGCGACATCGACGGCTGCGGCGTGGACAAGCCAGCGCGTGCACGTGCCACGGCAAGCCGCGTGGCTGCGTGACTTCGTGGACGAGGTGTGTTCGTTCACCGGCATCAAGGACCGACACGACGATCAAGTTGATGCCCTTGTGGCCGCGTTCGACGCCTTGCACACGAAGGCCTATCGCACCACCGGATTCTCGGATGGTGCCTTTGATTGGGGATAAACCATGCGCCCGAAGCTCGTAAGCATCATCGAAAACAGCCCAGACAGCGACGTGTCAATCGTCCCTTCTGTGGGATTCGTCGGTGGCCTCAGCTACTTTGACGCGATCACGATTGTTGCTACGATTCAAGGAGCAACTGGCGGAACGCTCGACATTTATCTGCAGACCTCGTATGACGTCACGCCAGAGTTGCCAGCAGATAGCTTGGCTCGTGTCTGGTACGACTACGCGCACTATCAACAGTTGGCCGATGGCGCTTCGCCGCTCAATATCGTGTGGCACGTGGATCGATCAACCCCGGTCACTGCAGAAACAAGCGTTGGCACGGGCCTCAATCCTGCGCTCGGCGTGTCAACTGTGAACGGTGGCGCATGGGGAGACTTGATGCGCGTTCTGTTCGTGCCTGGTGCGGGCACAACTGCAGGAACTGAGCAAATCGTGACGTTTGTTTGCCAGTGCGTAAAGCCCTGACCATGTGCGAGCCCGCTGCTGATCCTATCTATCTCCCGAAGGTGAAGAACCTCGAGGAGAGAACCACGCCAGCGTTCCGCGCCAAGCTCGTGCGCATCGCTGCGGAGGTGGGTATCCCCGCGGGCGAGCTCGCGTCGCTTATCGGCTTCGAGACGGCGTGGACGTGGAGCCCGTCCATCCGCAACAGCATCGGCGCTACCGGTCTGATTCAGTTCCTTCGCAGTACGGCAAGGTCACTCGGTACGACCACGGACGCGCTCGCGGCCATGAGCGCCGAGGAGCAGCTCGACTGGGTCGCGAAGTACCTCAAGCGCATGCCCAAATGGAAGGTGCCCGGCGACGCTTACCTGATGGTGTTTTGGCCTGCTGGGACTGGCAAGCCCGACAACCATCTGATCGGCGAGAAGGACAGCGAAGCCAAGGTGGGCAACGTCACGCGCGGGACCATCTATCGGCTCAACGCTGGCCTTGATGGCAACAAGGATGGGCGCATCACCGCGGGCGACGTGCGAGCGAAGGTGTTGACCATCCTCCGCAACAGTGAGAAGGCGGGCCGCATCTTGGTTGACCCGAAGGACGAGCCCTGATGCACGGCCTCTACGCCACCAACATCGCTGGCTTCATGCAAGCCGAGCGCATGGCTCAACAGTGGCTGTCGCCGCGCTACCGCAAGCTCGACAGGCTCGAGCGATACGTGGTCGGTGAGCAGTACGAAGGGCTGCCCGACTTCTTCAACCCGAAGCAAGACGTGCCGCTGATGGAGCGTGCGCCCAACGTGGTGCACTCTATCGTTGAGGCTGCGATTCGGCAGCACTGCGACTTTGCGTTCGGCGAGGGTCGCTTCCCCGGCGTGAGCGCGGCGGCTGACGACGACGAGCGGCTACTCGGCGAGGGCATGCCTGACGAGATGGCGCAGCTCTACGAGGCGTGGATGCGACTGCTCATGCGCAACGCCTGCTTCCCCGAAGCATGCGGAGACGCGCTCGCCAACGCAGAAGCGTGCGGTACGGCGGTCTCGGTGGTC